TTTTAGATTCAGACATTATTTGTGGAATCATAAGATGACACTTAGCAACTTAGTTAAAGGATTATGATGAGTAAGCTTCCAGATAAAGACCAGGGGGGCAAGACTATAAGTAGAAATGCTGCTTATGCTAAGGCTGCTTCACACTTTGATTTAGCTCTAAACACCTTAGTACAGATATGTAAAACAGGACGACAAGAATCAGTTCGTGTCAGTGCTGCTAATAAGATAATTGATAAAGTATTACCAAACCTACAGGCGCAAGACATCACTACAGGCGGTGAACAGATTCAAGTTAATGTTGTACACCTACCAGTTAAAAGAGATTTAGTTAAAGAAACCAATGAATGAATGTTCTATGGACACCACACCCAAGACAGATTAAAGCTCTAGAATCTCCTGAGTTTGAAATACTTTATGGTGGCTCACGTGGTGGTGGTAAGACAGCAGCTGGTATTGCTTGGCTCTTAGAATACGCAGACAACCCAAACTTTAGAGGCTTAGTACTACGTCGTAACAGTGAAGACTTAAAGGACTGGGTAGATAGAGCAGCGCAGCTATACTCACAACTTTCTAACAAGGGCACACAAAAAGGTAATCCACCAGAGTTTCACTTCGACAGTGGAGCAATTATTCGTACAGGACATTTAAAAGATGCACAGGCTTATACCAAATATCAGGGACATGAGTATCACAAGATTCTTATTGAAGAGCTTACTCATATTGCTGAGGAAAAGCATTACTTAAAGATCCTGTCATCAGCTCGAAGTGTTACCCCAGGACTTAGATCTCAGATATTTCTCACTACCAATCCTGGTGGTGCTGGTCATATGTGGGTTAAGAAGCGATTCGTTGACCCTATGCCGCCCGAACAAACCATCTGGAATGATGATGGCAGAACTAGAGTATTCATTCCTGCAACTATGGATGACAACCCAACACTTATGGAGAACGACCCGATGTATGTGAAGAACATTGAGTCACTCAGAGATGTAGACCCAGAGACCTACAGAGCCTGGCGCTTTGGTGATTGGGATGTATTTGCAGGTCAAGTCTTCAGAGAGTTTAGAAGACAGACCCATGTCATCAAACCTATTACTCCTAAAAAGGCATTTACTCATTATCTATGTATGGACTGGGGTTACTCTGAAAGCAGTGCGTTTGTAGCCTACCTCTTTGCAGTAGCTAAGATGACTACGCAGGACGGTGATAAGTATAACCAGATAGTATTCTATAAAGAGTGGTACGGAAATCAAAAAGACCCCGACGAATGGGCTAGGATTATCTATAAAGATTGTAAGGAGATGGGGATTAGACCAGAGTATAACTTCACTGACCCAGCAATGCACAACACTCAGACAGATGGTAGTCAATCTATCTCTGATCTAATGGAGGCAGAGTGGAAGAGGCTATATGGTGGCAACTGGATTAGATCGAAACGAGGAACTAATAACCGTGTGCAGGGAGTAGCAACAGTGCATAAGTGGCTAGGCAGCTCTCCAACTGGTGTTCCTTACTGCGTGTTTACTGAGAACTGTACCAATATGATTAGAACACTACCAATGCTTGTGTATGATCAAAACAAGATAGAAGATGTTGACACCACCCAAGAAGACCACGCATTTGACGCTCTTAAATATGGTTTATCACAGGTTAAATTCATAGGAGTTTCATCTGGTGCAGACGCAAGAGGAGGAGTTAAGAGATTAAGGCGGTATAATAGGAAGGGTGAGCAGATATCTATAAACCTAGATAAGTTCAAAGAAACACCTAAAACTAAAAAGGAGTACTTCACCTAATGCCATTAATGAAAGTGTATTCGAAAACAGAACATACCTATATAACTAAACATGTTAATATTGACCCACGACATGTAACTGTCTTTCTTGACAAACATGATGATGCTACAAGTATATTTTGTATTTACTGCTCGAAGAAACTAATGGATGCACAGTACAGAATTGCACAGATTAGCCCTGGTATGCCTCCTGAAGAGATTAACTACTTAAAGGTGAAATGTGCCAACCCATCATGCAAAACTTTCTTCTGGTTTATTGGAGTAGCTTAATAATGGTATAATGACAAAAGGTAAATGAACGCCACGCTTAGACGTGGTTTTTTTATTATGATTGACACAACACAAACACCAAAAGAACAGATTATCGAAGAGAGAGACCCGTTGCAACTTAATGTGCCAGATTATATCTTGGCAGATGTTATTGATTCAAGGATTCAAGCAGCTGATGACTTCTGGGAAAGCTCTATTGATCAAGGTGGAATGAATCTTTCTGAAAGAAGAGAGAGACTTGGTGATTACCTACTTGGTAAACAAATAGACAAGGCAGACCTTCACCCTTCACAGCGACCTTACATGGAGAATATCCTATGGGAAGCTTATGTTCGTAACAGATCTATCCTTATGTCTAGAATGCCAGACCTTAACATAACTAGAGGAAAAGCTGGTAGTGAAGAAAATGCTAAGTTAATCACACAACTCATTGACACAGATGTTAAAAAAGAAGAGTTTGCAGAAGCTATTGGAATGGCTGCACTACATAGACCATTTAAGTTTTACGGTGTGCTCAAGGCTGTGTGGAGTAAAGAGAAGAACGATTACGAATTTAGATCAATTAACCCTGAAAACATCATCTTAGATAACTCAGTAACAGACCAGACTAAAGCCAGGTTTATAGGTGAGAAGGTAGTCATGACTGTTGAAGACATGATTATGCGATTCCCTAAAAAGAAAGACGACATCCTTGAATACTTGGGTGCTACTGCTGGATGGCAAGAAGGCGATGATAAAAGACGATCAAAGCTAGCCACTACTGTTAGTGTTACCGAAGTATGGTTTAAAGAATATCTACCAGTAACCGACGAAACAACAGGACTCAAGAAGTTTGAAACAATCGTTGGTGTAGTGTGGAAATACAAAGACTTAATCCTACACAAAATGAAACACCCTTACTGGGACTGGAAAGGTAAGAACGAATACTTCACCCTAGAAGAAGGGGAAAAGAAAACACTCTCAGAAGACGATATTAAGGCTATCTTATTTGGTGATGAGAATAGAGAAGACGTATACACTGATACAACGTTTTTCAACTACTTAGATCGTCCAGAGTTCCCTTACTACATCATGACTCTTAACAAGGGCGGAGAACATCAGATCGATGTTTCTTCTAGCTATGAGCAGATCCTACACTTCCAAGATGATATCAACAGAACTGGTATACAGATTAATGAAATGAACTCACGATCAGTTGGTAAAGAGGTATACAGTGTTGATGCTTTTGAGAATGAAGAAGACATTGAGAACATCGACCCAAGAGATGTTAGCCAGATAATCAAGGTTAGAGGTGAAGACATCCGCAAAGTACATGCACACATAGATTTCCCAGCAGCACCTTCTCAGTTATACAACTCTAAGAGTGAAGCTAGATCAATAGGTTTTGAAATGCTTGCACTTAATGACACTACAAGAGGTGTTAGAAGCGGCGGAGATGAAACACTTGGTGGTAAACAAATGATGCGAGAACAAGACTTTGGTGTACTAGACTACGAAGTTAGTAGAACCATTAACCCAGCTGCACAGTGGATGGGTAGATGGATCATGCAGTTTATTAAACGATACTACACTACTCCTAAGTATAAGAAGTTACTTGGGGAAGATGGTGTTAAATTAGAACAAGCAATATCACAGGATTTAGTTGATGATGGTATGGAAATCGAAGTGTCAGCATCTAGTGTTGATAAGATGAATCGTAAACGACAAGCTGTTACTAATGCAGAAGCAGGATACTCTGACCCACTTACTTACTTTAAAGACACAGAACAACCAGACCCAGAAGAGCGAGCTAAGAAGGTTATGCTCTTTAAGACATCTCCAGAGCTCTATATGCAGACATATTTACCAGAGCAAAACAATGCACAGCAGATGTCAGACCAACTACAAGGTATGCCACCAGCACAGCAAATGGATGCAGTAGGAGCAGCGCAGCCTCCACAACCTCCAATGCCACCACAGGGTGCACCGCAAGCTCCAGTTCAATCACCTCAATAGCCTTGTGATATAATCACAGCTATGAATGATCAAAACACTTTCCCCGAACAAAGTAGTAACGATTTATCTCCTAAACTCCAAGAGTTAGAACAGCAAAACAGAGATCTCCAATCAAAGTTGGAATCTTTAGGTAGTGCTTTAACTGGTGGAGACAAAGACGCTTGGGGATTCTCAGCTAAAGATTATAGAGGCAATCCAGCTCCAAAGTCTTGGGATGAAGGTGCAGCAACTATTGCACGCAGAGCTAAAGAAGAAGCTAAAGAAGAAATACTCTCAGCATTAGATAAAAAAGAAAAAGCAAAAGAAGAAGCACAGAAACGAGCATGGGCAGCATCAGAGAAACGTAATGAAGAGATGTTCGCATCTTGGGACAAAGACGTAGATGCACTATGGACAGAAGGTGACTTACCAGCAGCTAAACCAGAAGAGCTAGATAAATGGCGCAAAGGTCAGTACTCTGATGAAGAAGCACTTAAGATCCCAGCATTCAAAGCAAGACGAGATTTAATGAATGCAGCACTTACTCATAAAAGAAATACAGGAGAAGCAGTCAACCTCTATAGGTTTGCTAAAACTCAATATAAAAAACAAGCAGGTATGGATGCTCCGGTGTTTGATGGCTCTAGTAGCTATGCGCCAGTCGAGGAAGAAACAGACTATGAGACTATTCACAACGTGGCTAAGCAGTACGTTGGATAATCTGATATAATACTAGTTAGGTAAATGAACGCCACCCGTTAAGGGGGCGTTTTTTTTGTATCAATTAATAAGAAAAAGGAAACATTACCATGGCAGATGGACAACCATATGGCAACAGAGTACGTAACTTTTCACACTCAGCTGTTTACAGCGTAGTATTGGATGCTATTTTAAGCACTCCTTCATACTGGTCACGTTTAAACGGAATGGGCGAGAAATTTAACTACCCTACCAAAAAATATACCACTAAGGTGGCACGTACAAATCAAGGTCAAACATTTAGAGGTTTAGAAAAACTTAACTCTAGTGCTTCAGACACCACTATTCAATTAGAATACAACCACACTGGATACACACATCCAACGGTTAAAATTCTCTTAGAACAAATGGCTGTTGAAGGCATGGGTGAAGATATTAACCTCTCTGACTTTATCAACGCAGAAGCTATTGCTGAAATCAATGAAGATCTCGGTGGATTAGTTTACGGTGCTGGTATCGGAGACAACTTCAATGGTTTAGAGAAAATCGTTGACGATGGTACTACTTCAGACTTAATCGGTGGACAATCACGTTCTACTTATAGTCAACTTAATTCTACTGTTACTGCTTCAGGTGGAACACTTAGTTTATCTAAACTAGCTGCTCTTTACTCTGCAGTTGCAAGTGGAACTAAAAAACCTAGTATCATGGTTACTACTGAAGAAATCTTTAACTTAGTTGAAGAACTCATTCAGCCTCAAACACGAGGGTCTTATGATGCTCATGGTTACTTACCTATTAGAGGTAAAGCTGTAAAAGCTCGAACTAGCGACACTTTCGGTGAAGCAGGTTTCACAACTCTCGTTTACAGAGGTGTACCTATCATCGCTGATGAATTCGCTACAGCAGGTACTTTGTACATGCTTAATGAGAATTACATCAACTGGGCAGGTCGAACCGCAGTTCCTAAAGATTTCAGAGGAGACCTCAAAGCTGTAAGTCTTGGTAAAACAAGTTCTTTAGACTTGAACTACAAACCTTCTGACTTCCACGGATGGTTCCACCAAAAAGAACAAATGATGCCTGACCAAGCTGGTCGCATCGGTCGGTTCTACGTAATCGGTAATGTTTGCACAAGCAACCCTCGCCGACACGGAAAACTCACTGGAATCACAGGAGTTTAATAGTAATTAATAAAATATAGGGGGGCGGAGAGTACTTCGTCTCCCCCTATCTGAGAGTACTCAAGATAGGGAAAGGAAATTATGAACTTAAGTCACTCAGACATTAACACTGTCAATGACAACCAAGAGACCGCACTCGGTCAAATGGGATTTTACAACCGAAGAATCTTTCGTTATGTAAAAGCTGGCGCAGTAGCATTAGATCGAGCTAAGCTCGTTGTAGCTCCTACTGTAGTAGCAAATCACTTGAACATGTCTTTCGCAGCAGCTCCTGCTATCGGCGACAAACAAGTTACAGTAACTCTCGGCGCAACTGCTGCAACTGCAGATCAGTACGCTGGTGGTGAACTAATTGTTCAAGATGGAACTGGCGAAGGTCGTTCTTACCCAGTAGAAGGTAACTTAGCAGCTGATTCAGCTGGTACATGTACTGTCTACTTGAAGGAAAGAATTGACACAGTTGGCGCATTATCTGAAACTAATGTTGACTTGATCGCATCACCTTACAACGGTGTTGTTATCTCAGCAACAGACCAAGCTGATATGGCTATCGGTGTTCCTGCAGTAGCAGTAGCAGCAAGCAAATACGCTTGGGTAGCTTCAGGTGGTCGAACTTCTGTTTTAGCTGATGAAGCTGTAGCAGTCGGTCTTCCAGTAACTATTGGAACTGGCGTCGCTGGTGCTGTTGAAGCAAAAGACGGAGCTGGTGAACAAGAAGTCGGTATCGCTCATGGTACTGCAATGGTTGATACAGAATATCAATCAGTCTTCTTGACAATCGACAAAGGATTTGCAAGCTAATTGTAAGTATTTGTACAGTCTCTCTCGAGGGGGAGGCTGTGAAATGCTCAGAATGGGCAGATTAATAACTCGGCTTTGACCTGGCATAGACCAGAGAGGCAGAAATACAAAGGAGAACATAAAATGACTCAATATTTAGAAGACTACAGCCCGGCACTTAAGTACGGCGCTAAAATTAAAGCATCTAACTTAGAAAACACACCATCACACTTTATCTTTGCGGCTGGTGAATTCACAACAGCTGGTGGAGACACTGATGAAACAATTACTGTTTCTGGAGCACTCGCTACTGATTTAGTACACGTAACACTACACACAGCTGGATCTACTCCAGTTACTATCATTGATGCAGCAGCAGCTGCTGGTCAAATTGATGTAGACACAAGCGCAGATCCTTCAACAGATCACGTGCTAACATATTCTGTTCTTAGAGCAGTATCTTAATAACGGCTTTTTCCTAGTTGGGGTTTTTCCACTAGCTTAAAAAACACCTGAAAGGAGGGCTTAGTCCCTCCTATGGGTGTTGTGGTAGAATACAGCTATGAAACCTCGAATTAATAAAGACGGATCCCCAGATAAACGATTTAAGGATAACAAGAAGACTGAAGAAAGTCCTTTTTTAGACCTATTCACAACAGTTAAAGTAAACAAGTTCAGCGACATTAACGAGCTAAAAGAAACACCCTTCCAAGAAAAACAATACGACTACGAATTTATATCCTATGAAGACCTTGAAACCAAGGTTGTTAATATGGGTGATTACTTATTAATGCTGCCTCAGACTACTGAGCGGTTTATCAAAATAAAGGTCAAAGATGTCTAATCTATCCGGTGATGCCTTGATAGCAGAGCTATCTCGTAAAAAGAATGACACCATCCGTGTTCACAACATTACTAAAGAAGAATACATACTTGAGTATGATAAGGCGATGCAGAACACTACTTGGACATTCCCACCAGTTGATAAAGACTCATTTGGAATAGGTAAAGGCAACAGAGACGTACCTAGATATATAGCTGATCGCTTCATGGAAAAGATTGTTGATATCATGATCAATGAAGATGCTAAAAAGGAATGGGCTAAAAAGAAGAAATCATACGGCACTAGAGATGATATTCACCGAGCAGAAGAGCGGCACATTGTTGGACTACTTAGAGATGAATCAAAAAGAGATGTATACAGAAAGCAGATTTGGTTAGGACTTGTTAGAAGAAATGGAGATAGCATTAAGGTTAACGAAGAAAGACCATCTAGAGACATCTCGGCTACTGAGAGACTAGGTTTAGATAACTTAGTAATAGAACAAAACATGGAAGATATCATTGGAGAACTAAGTGAAAAATAAACTAAACGACATATTCAACATCTATCAAGAGTTTGAAAGCCTATCTGACATGATTCAGTACATGGATCAAAAAGGACAGCTTGACATGCCTAAGATTATTAAGATTTTAGGTGCTCTTTGTGATGAGGTCGAATCATTGAAACAAAACTGATATAATAGACTTATTAAGGTAATTGAAAGCCACTCTATATGAGTGGTTTTTTATGTATGGGAATAAACGCAACAAACTGGACACAAGAAACCATAAACTCAACTGGATGGGAGGGTAATAGGACTGATGAAACAATTACTAAGGGTTCTCCCATAGGATTGTTACTACTCCTTACTCAAGCCCAAAGTGTTGATGAAATCGTTAATACCTATGCTACCGATTGGGACAGTACAACAGTAAACGCAACTAACTGGAGCAACAGTAATATATTTACTGATCTTATCGGATTACAAAGCATTGACGGATTATTATTAGAAGACGGAGGGCAATTGCTCATACCATAATGGCAAATAAAAAAATAACAGACTTAGCAGAATTAACCACCGTAGCAGACGGAGATAAAATATATGTCGTTGATGTATCAGACACAACTGACTCAAGTGATGGAACAAGTAAGTTCATTACTAAAGAAAATCTTGTAACTATTATAAATAGTGTTTTTGACAGCCTATCCATTACAGAGGGAACAACAGATGCTAATGCGTTAAACTTTGGAGATGACTGTAATTTATATAGAGAGTCTGCGAATGCTTTAAGAACAGACGACCAGCTTACAGTAAACTTAGATATAACAACGGTTCAAAAGTTTAAATCATTTACAGCAGGAACAACAGGAGAGATACAACTTTCTAGTTCTAATGGGGCATATGATGTTAATCTATATGCTAGTGCTTCAAATGTATTAAAAACAGATGACAGTCTATCCATTAGTGGCGGTTCTTTAGAAGTAGGATCAAATGATGCTACAGCAGGAGAGATAACACTATTTGGAGCAGGAACTGGAACAGCTGAGGGTGCACAAATAAACATGAGTTTATCTGCTGACCATGACGGAACTTTTGAGAGCTGGATATTAGATGCTTATGAAGATGATTTAAGAATCTTTACATCTAATGCAGCTGTGGTTAATAGTTTTACTGCAGAAGGAAAACTAAAGCTTCCTAAACAAGGATCTGCTGGAGGAATCCTTTTAGGAGAAGATGTAAACCTATATAGATCTGCTCAAAACCTTCTAACAACAGATGACGCATTTTCCGTTAATGGAGAAATGACAGCTGGATCTGATATTAAAATATTTAACTCTACATCTAAAATAAACTTTTCAGATAATGGGGTTGTAGATACAAACCTATATAGAGGAGCAGCAGACACCCTTAAAACAGATGATTCACTCATAGTAGATGCAGACCTAACAGTTAATGGAACAACAACAGATCTTAATACAGCCCTAGATGTTGATGGTGTTGCAAGTATAGCAACA